CCGCCAGGGGAGACCACCAGCATTCGTCGCCCCATATTTGGGATCCGTCCGGCAGTGTAAAACGCGGGTTCTTGTGGACGCGGTAAAAGACCATGTTGTTACGGGCTAGCCACGCATCGCGCGCTTCCACCCACGCCGCAAAATGGGACAGCGCATCGAGCATGTCTACCGCGTCTGGCGGCTGGCTGTCCCATTGAGACTGTTCAACAGGCTGTTTGTCAAAATCCGCCATCTGTGGCTCTGGCTCGGCAACCAACGCCAACGCCTCCTCAAACGTTTTTACGTTTGAGGAGTAGGGCGACACCTCCCAGGCTGTCAACGTGAATTCACGATAGATACCGCGATCAACGTAGATGACTGACCGGGGCATCTCCCCGTCAAAGGTCGCCACCTGCCGCGCCGCCTTCCCGCCTTCCCGACAATCCTCGACAATTGTTACCTTCCCGCCTACTGGTATTGAATAGTTCATCGAAAATGGGGGGTTTGGGGAGGGATAGCCCCCCCAAAAATACCCCCTCTCCTTTCTGTTATCTGTATCAAAAACGGACAAACTGCTTGACGGATTACACCCGCCAGATCGGTCTTAGTAGGGCGTTCCCAATGGAATCGCCACGGATATGGGATGACACGTCGATAGGTGAGTGCGTCAGTACGATCAGGCCATCGGGCCGACCCAAAAACGTGTACTGATGCTCGTACGCAAATAAGCCCTTCGGCACGGACATTAAACCTGCCATCATCAGCAACTCATCCCCAGGCTTGCCGTTTGGCGAACTTTCCATAGCAAGCCTGACGACCATTTGTCCTGTGATCACTATGGCTATCCTTTCCACTTCCATTTGTCTAGGGGGGATACTGTAGGCAACCTGCCCGTCCTCCAGTTGCCTACAAGTTGTCGAAACAGCGTTCCGCGGTGTGCGATGGGTACACCCTCAGCCAATTGCGGTGGCGGCGACAAAAATCAAGTTGAGACACTAGTGTAACACAGGTAACACGATAACACAAATCCGAGCCAGGGCAAAATACATATACCGTATTATCGCGAAGGTTCACCTTCTTATCGTCTACGTCCCACTTCTGACAAGACGCTGCATCTGCCTTGTCCGCGCATGTTTCTTGACCAGGGCGGCCAGCCGGTCAAGAGCATCGGGCGTAAAGCAATCAGCGATGGGGTCGTAGTTTTCCCACTGCCTGGGAAGCTGCGCCAAGTAGCGTCCCAGCCCAAACAGGTGGCACGCGCTCTGTAGCGCTTCATCGGCTGCTGTCCGGTATGCGGTGATTCCCGCATGCGCCTGGCCGATCTGGGACATCGTCCGGTTCGTTATCGTCAGGTGGCAGATCACAGCATCGCGCCAGGGAGTGTACGCAACCGACCATTGCTGCGGGAACATGGCGTCCAGCAGCGCCGCGTAGTGCTGGGTGGCTACAACCGGATAGGCCAGCGCTTTTCGGCGCGTAGGATTGAATGCGACAGGTTCCCATTGCACCAATTCTGGCGCAAAGTCAGAACAAATATTAGCCCAGTCACGGGTTTGAGACTTTATTGACAACGGTTGCTCCTCTCTTGGCCGGTCGCCGGCCCCTTTTAACCGGCTTGACTTCGCCATCCATATCGCCAAAGTCAAGTGGTTCCGACGATACAGATGGATCCGCAATAACTATTCGTAAAGAATAGTTATCCACCTCTCCTGGCGCTAGGGGAGGCAGGAGACCTAGATATCGCAGACGCGCCCGCGCTCCACGCATCCACGCCTCAACCGCCATCGCCCCCTGGGGGGACAATGCTCGACGCTGGATCTTCGCCTTCGTGCTCATGTTCATCTTCTCCCTGTATGTCCCTATTTCCTGGTAGCCAGCTACGCAGGCAGTTATACGATCCGCAAGTTGCGCTGCTGTTCGGCTTCGTCAAAGGTTGTCCGCAAACCGCGCAGCGGCGGGTCGCTCTTGCTCTTTGGATTCGACGCATTGTCAAATCGATTTGTTCATACTTCGACATCGACATTGGATTTCCCTTTCCCGTTAGCCGCAATTCTCTCCTTTGCTAATTTGCTATTATTTGCAACCAGCGTTATACTGAAGTTCGTGCTCCTACATCCATCTTTTCGGGATACTCCCTTATGGCCCCAGTTGTGGCGACTGGGGCCGTCCCGTTTTTTTTGCATACCATATAACATACGGTATGCGAAAATTCAACGTTTTAGTAATCAATCGCCGTACGCGTGATCTCCAGATCGCACAACTTACCGCACTCTTTCCGAAAATAGACACTACATGTGCCCGTCCCTCCATGCCGGAACTTTGCCAAGATCAGATCCAGTATGTTCTGGCGATCTGTGTCGGGGAGATAATAATCTTCACGGTATAGGAAAATTACCTCGTCCGCATCCTGCTCTATCTGGCCCGACTCCCTCAGATCGGACAGCATGGGGCGCTTGTCCCCGCGCGCTTCAACGGCGCGGGATAGCTGAGAGATGGCGATTACGACAATGTTTAGCTCGCGTGCCAACGCTTTTAGGCTGCGGCTGATGTAGCTAATCTCCTGCTGACGGTTGCCGGTGTCGGCATTTCCACTGCCCTGGATGAGTTGCATGTAATCCACGACTAGAATGTCGAGACCATGTACGCGGGCGTGTCGCCGTGTGACGTAGCTAATCACGTGCATGTTGACCATTGGTGGATCCGCAATCGCAATGGGCATGGGGGCCAGATGCTGCGCCGCAGCAAGGAGATCCGGCCATTCGTCGTCATGCACGCTGCCGGAGCGTAAGCGGTTGCTGTCGATCATCGATGTCAGCGCCAGTAGCTTTTGCAACACTTGTCTCTTGCTCATCTCCAGCGAGACAAACAGCGACCGCGCTCCCACTTTGAGCGCTGCGTTGTAGCAAAAGTTAAGGGCTACTGTCGATTTGCCGATGCCTGTCCGCGCGGCGAGGATCACCAGATCGGAAACCTGGAGTCCACCCAACATCTGATCGAGCAGACTGTAGCCTGTGGGAATCCCTTTTCGCTCCTTGCTGACCGTTTCGATGTGCTGTAGTTCCCCGGTCAGTAGTTCCCCGATGAATGATACCGGAGCCTCGTCAGCCCCGTTGGCGCCGAGGTCGGAGACGGTCTTTTGCACCGCTGCGAGGATCGCGTCAATCTCCAGGTTACTTCCGTTATAACCAAGTTCGGCCAGCGTTCCGCCTTTTCTGATGACGGTGCGCAAGAGAGCGTCGCGCTGCACGATCCGCGCGTAGTGCTCGGCGTACAGGCTTGTGGTGAAATCGGAGAGTAGCCCCGTCAGGTAGGCGGGGCCGCCGACGTTGTCGAGGTTCCCCTGCGCGTCGAGCGCATCCTGTACCAGCACCAGATCCACAGGCAGTCGCCGTCGATAGAGGTCGAGCATTACGGCAAATACCAGACGGTGCGCCGATTGAAAAAAGTGATCGGGCCGCAGAAACGTGCTAACCGTCTCCATCGCGTCGGGGTCGGATAGCGCCGATGACAGAACGGCACGTTCGGCAGTAAGGTTGTTGGGGATCATCTTTTCGGTGTCCATACAGAAGTTCCTTTGCTACAAAAACATGGTGGGCTGGTCGTGGCGTGACCAGCCCACCATGTGGTTACACGTGTTCGCTTAGGTAATCTTCCGCCAGTGTATATGTGTCGTGCGTCAGCGTAGACCGGCTATTCTGATATAGCCAGGCAAGGATGCTTAGGCGCAGGGCTGTCCGCTTTACCGCATACGCCTCGCCGGTTAGGTCTTTCAGGGCGAGAGTGCGGTCTGCAATGTCACTGGCGATATCATACACGTCGTTTATGATCCGGTCTCGACAGGGTTCCCCTCGCCCGTCGCAGATGTTGCACCAGTTGTCTGATTCAGCATCATCTGATTCAGCATCATCTGATTCAGCCTCTGGATACTTGTTGAGCAACGCAACCCATGTAACGGGCTGCAATTCGGCTGTGGCAGTCGGCAGCGCGTTCTCGCTCTGGCTGGCCACCCATTCCATTTCGTACATGGCGATACCTCCCGTAATGGCATGAAAGTCTGTGTCTTTATAGTTGCCGCAGGACTCGGCCGGCCACGCGAACCCATCTGCCCATCTCCGACAACCGCTGATAGGTGTCCTCTCCCAGTTGTGCCCGCGCGGTGTCTGGCGATAGGTTGGTCGTCAGGAGGGTCGGCATATCTTCCAGGTGCCTAGCGTAGATGATCTTGGCGGTGATTTCCTGGACAGACTCACTTACTGCGCTGCGGACGTTGGATCCGAAGTGATCTAGGAGGAGCAGGTCTACCTGGCTCGCCTTCTGGATCAGAGCGTAGGGATCGACCGCACTGTCGTTGCGGTAGCCCTGCCGGATGACATCGAGTAGGGAGTGGTAATCCAGCCAGAGGGCGGGGGTATTGGGAGACTGTTCGACCAGGGCGGCAAACACCGCGGTCGCCAGTCCCGTTTTGCCGACGCCGCGGGCCTCACCCCAAAAGATCAGGCTCTTTTTGCCATCGACCAAGCGCTGTTCAACCATGCGCTTGGCGGTGTGGAGAGCGAGTCGCTTTTCGTGGTCACCCGCCGCTGCGGCTTCAAAGCTGGTAATGCTGCAACCGCGGAACCGGGCCGGAATCCCTATCGACTGATAGGTTGCTTGCAGCCGTGCGGCCCGGCGCTTGTGGGCCTCGGCCTGGGTCTCCTGGACAAAGCGGTGCCAGGATTCCGCGTTCTTTTTCTGCAATTCCTCCCACGCCGTGGCGACAATGTTTGTGGGTGGGAATAGACCGAATGCGTTCATCATTTCTGCTGAACTAGCCATACCGTTATCTCCTGTTCTGTTTCGGGTATATTACTGCTGCCGAGGAGGGCGATTTCCTCTTGGCGTTGTTTGAGTAACTGGTGCAGGGTCGCCTGGGAAACGGTCGGTGATGGCGTCGTGGCGTTCTCTTTTCCCAAGCGCGCAGAGATCGCGCCTAGTTGCTTTGACACAAACTGTACAAAAATGCGGCCATAAGGGACAAAGGTTGGCCCCTTCTCCGCACGAAGTTGTTGAATCGCAAGGGCGGTAAACTCTTCCGTCTTGCCCGTCAACCCTGCGGTTTTACACATCTCAAAAATTCTTACGGCCATGTCCTGCATTCGCAGGAGTTCCTCTTCATCGCCCGAATCAATCAGCAACCGTGTGCCATGCAAGTCGGCCAGGAGGTTGACAAGCCTGGTGCGCTCGGCTTCCCCTAAGCCGGTCTCCGCTGCCGCCGCCCGCGCTATCACAGCGCGCGATTTCTTGCGGCCCCCGTACCATTTTTCTGGTGTCGTAAAGCCCAGTAACGGGTCAAAGGTCGTATCGGCTTGCGGGTTTGCGGGTGGCGTAGGATCGGGTTCAATCGACGGTGCTGGATTCTTCACCGCTTCCTGATTTACCGGATACGGTTTCACCGTGTCCGGTTGATCTATAAGATCTTGTAAATGTATATAATATATATATATATTATAATAGGTCGGATACGGTGTAGCCGTATACGGTATTCCAGTATGCGGTCTAAAAAAGTATGTGACGCCGCGGAAAGCGCCACCTGTTCGCGTCTCTTTTCGCTCGCAGTATCCACACGTGATCAACTCGCTAAGCAGCCGGTAAATTTTATCGCGCGATAGATTACCCTCCTTGGCGAGGAGGGTAGGGGTCAGGGTAGTTTTGGTTAGTGCGAAAAGGAGCAGTCCGCGCGCCTCAAATGACAGGCGTGGGTCAGTGTCAAAACCGTGATCGTTCAACGTACCCGATGTGGCGTCGGGTGTAATGCTCTCCATCGTTACTCCTCCCACTTTTCAGAACAACAGCAGTATTTTTTTGTAGTTCTACACAAAATGTTAGCGTGGTTGTGTTGTGGTTGTAGATACTATACCACGCTGCAACCACGCGTACAAACTGTCAAGGTTATCTGTTTGGGCTATCTTTTTCCATCTCTTGTACCCACTGCACCTTCACGATCTGATACCAGAGATCGTCCGGCACCTGTTGACCGGATTCTGCCAGTAGGTTCGCAATGGCATTGGCGATAGCGTCCACAGTGGAGAGGTGCATACTCTTCGCCTTCCCGTTGAGCAATTGCTTAAGGTATCCTTCGCTAAGGCCCGCCTCTTTGCTCAACTGCCGCCAGGAGCGACGAACCATCCATCGGTAGTCTTCAATACGACTCTCGTCTAATGTTGTTTTGAACATAACTAAGCTCTCCCCTTTCGTGCTTTTTCATCAGTTCGATCATATCACAATCGACTAGAATCACCAAATATGGAATGCAGTTTCTAAAACGCTGAATTCGGTTGTTGACAACCGAAGCAAACTATGCTACATTATAAATCATGGTTCATAAAACAACGAAGTTTCGTTCAGTTGTGTGCGAAAAATGTTTATGGAAATCGAGAAGAAGTTCAATAGCAAGCGCGCCGACCGATTTGTGAGATTCATGTAACGCTTGTTATAATTACAGGAAAATCGTAAAGAAGGAGAGATGGAGCTATGAAAACAATCGCGGTGACGAACGGGAAGGGCGGTGTGGGTAAAACGACGCTGGCGGTGCATATTGCCTACGCGCTGGCGACGCGGTATGAGCAGCGCGTGCTGTTGGCGGACTTTGATAGACAGTGGCAAAGTACCAAGTATTTTGGATGCGAGGACACGAATGGGGCGGGGGCGTTTGTGCTGTCGGGCAAGCGGCTGGACGATCATGTCACGCCCGTCAGTCCTAACCTGTGGTTGCTGACGGGCAGCGACCTGACCGGTGTGGCTGACGTAGCCCTTGCGCAAGGACGCAAGGGCGGGAACTACCTTCGCACCCTTTTTGACTTTTACGCCGACAAATTTGACGTGCTGGTTATCGACACCTCGGCGCATGGGTATCTCAACGAGATGGCGATTGTAGCCGCCGATCTGGTTGCAGTACCCACCCCGTTCCGGCACATGGATGCCGATGGCGTTACCGTTTTTGCGTCGATCTGGTCATCGGCTCCCCAAGCTGCAGGAACGCACGCTCCATTGGTTTCAGTCGTACCCAACATGATTGACAATCGCACCTCGGTGACCGGCGACCTGCGCGATGCCCTGTCCCGCTCAGTGGCCGACATCCAGGCCGAGGGATGGGAGATGGCTCCGGCTATCCCCATCAACACAAATTTTAGCCGTGCGTTTGGCGAGGCGCGTACCATCTTCCAGATCGCTCGCACCCCCGCAGTCACAGCGGGCTGCATCGCCATAATGGACGTTGTTGCTCATCTGGCCGGACGGCTGAATATCGAGCGGACTAATTAAAAGAAAGTTTTTGCCAATTCTGTGAAATTGGGAGGTCGTGATGAGAAAAGTCTTTTGGATGGGGGTCGCGCTGGGGTGGCTGACAGGG